TCCTTCTACTTTTCTACCTAATTTTAAATTACCTTCACTGTCTACATACTTACTTAAAAAATTAGTTATTAGATCTGAATCTTGTGCAAAAAATCCTTGTTTGTTTGCTTCACTAAGACTCCATAATATTTCCACTGGGTTTCTTTCCATCATTGTGTCAAACAAATTCCTTTTTCTTTGTCTTAGCTCATCCCTTTTTTGACTAATTACACCATAACTAGATTCGTTAGTATTTTCTCCAAAACTCGTAATAACTAACATATTTTCATTGCGTTCAATTATGTTGAGTAACTCTTGACCGCTATATATTTTGTCAGGATTACTTGTCAACTCTTGATACAAACCTACATTCTTTAACTCAGTATCACTTATAGCACTGGTTCTAAGCTTTGTTTTGAATTTAGCTTTCTTTAAAACACCATCAATACGACCTTTATCATTCCTAAATAACCACTCAGATCCTTTCTTTTTTTGTTTTAATTGAGTTTGTTTTATATAGTCTTTCAATGGTGCTTGTAATTGAAAAGAGCTTGGCATTCGCCCATCAGGATACCCTGTAATAATAGCAGCTCTTCTGGCAACTGGATCAGTACCATCAGTATTAAAAAATGTAGCTTGTCTACCAATAGCTCCTGAACGAACATCATCCAGTATCTGAGTAATAGCTTGTTGTTCAGTAGGTGTAAACAGTGTGTTATTGCCACTTACATATCTGGCTAACTGTTTAAACATCTCATATAGGTTATTTAATATTCCATTTACTTCATCAGTTAAAAATGTAGGAGGTGTATTGTTTAGCTCCATAGAAGCATTGTAATAACCTGATGTATAAGCCAATAACTCATCCATTTCACCTGCTTCGTCTAGACCAGAAAAAATAGAATCATATTCTGCTTCATTAGTAATTATGTTGTTTTTGACTATTTGTCTTAGATAATCTCTATTATCAAGTATAGTTTTTCTTTGTTGTTCATTGAAAAAACCATTGTTCCAAAGATAATGTGTGGCTTCATGAAAAGCTGGACTCGTTACATCATCTATTCTGCCATCCAAACTAACAGCAATAATATTTTTAAATTGAGCACCTAGTATTCTTTTATTAGTAGCTCTATCTAATACTATATGCCCTAACTTTAATTTACTTCCCGGAGCTACACCTTCTATAATATTTTTAACTTTGTTAGCTACTTGTTCTTGCTCTTCGGTTATATCTAAAATTCTATTACCTTCTTGATCTACATCTTGTACTAATATTTCTTGTGCTGTATCTATAGCAGTAAACTTTTGTAATACTTGTCTTTTGGATGTAGGTTTATCTGTAGTTGGCTCAGAAACATATCCTTGCTGTTGCATAGCTAAAAGTATTTCTTGTGTCTTTCTAAAATCTTCAAGATTATCAATATCAGTACCATACAATTTCTTTTGTAAGCCTTTTACAGTTACAGTTTTGTTTTTAGTAGCTAAATCTAATGCTCTAAAGTAATCATTAGTTAATTGTGATGCTCTAATGTTTTGATCTAATGCTGTTGCAGACTGTAATACTTGATTAGTATCTTTTTCTAAAAGATTATATTTTTGCCCCATATCAAGTAATCTATTTACACCATCTTCACTTGACTCGATAACTATAGTTTCCAATGGCTCGGCTTTGTCAGTATCCCCTCTACCTTTAACTTTTACCTCTAAATTACCATCATCATTCAAAGAAGTTTCTAATCTTACTTGTGGTTGATTTTTTACAGCATCTTGTGCTTGTTTTTCTTTAGACATCAAATCAAGCAGTTCCGATCTCTGTAATGTATTCAAATCTTCTACATTTACACCTACTGAATCAGTAACTTGATCAATTAATTGTCTAAATCTTGGATTCGCTATATTTAATTCTTTTCTTTGTCTATTTATCTGCTTATCACGAATATCATAAGGTTTATTTTGTTCGGCATACTGTTTAAACGATGTAGCTGTATATCTAGGCGCACCTTTTTTCTGTTTTTTTATTTCTGCTTGAACATCAGTAGCATAGCCTTTTGACAAAGCTTTTAATTCATTTACACTTAAATCCAAATCTATAGCAGTTCTTTCTATTGATTCTTCGCTAGGATCTTTACCTCTCCTGCCTAAATTGTATGCAATACTGCTATCAGGATCAGGTAGATCAAAAGTAATATTACTAAACTTATTAGGAACAGGTACAAATTGATCTGTTTCTACATCTATACCTTCTTGTCTAGCTCTTGCTTCTGCTTCAGCTTCTGCTTCTTCAGTAGTTCGTCTAGTTAAATCATCTACATCTCTAATAAACTTAGAGCTACCTGTTTGTGCCTCTTCTTCAAGAGAATCCTGTTGACTTTTCTCAACATCTATTTGTTCAGGCTCAATCAATGTATCGCTTGTTAATGCTTCTCTTCTAGCAAGTTCTGCTCTTATTACTTTTAATTTAAATACATCTTGTTCAGATATTTTTACCTGAGCAGCTAGTTTACTTAGCCTAGTTTCTTCTTTTTCTAAAATTTCATTTGTTGTTTTTTCAGGATTACCAACAGGATAATTGATAACATTTCCATCTTTATCGGCAATGTCTAGTGAGTTTTTAGGGTTAAATAACTCTTCATCAGAAAATAAAGAATATCCTTCATCATTTATTTCTGCTCTTAATGGGACATTTATTTTTCTTTTTATGTCACCATCTTCTATTTCAATCGTTGTAGTATTGTCATCAGGATTAACACTAATAACCTTACCTTCTATTTCTTTACCATTAGTATCAAATACTCTAGTTTTCTTACCTACAGGTAATTCTTTATCTGTAAATGCTGGAGATGGTTGAGTTTGATCATAATCATCTATCAATGCTTGTTGATCTGCTTGTGTTCTTCCAATCTTTCTACCTTTGCCACGCAAGAATAAACTGAATATAGCACCTGCACCACCACCATAACCAAAGTCAGATAGCATACTTTCGCCTATTTCTTGATCAGGATTGTAAATCATCTGTGCTGAATACTCTTGAGCTAACGATGCACCTACCTCTTGCACACCTTCCATGCCTCCATCAGCGACAGCATTTGCTAATCTTTTTACAATTGAGTTCTTAACATTCCTGTCTAAAGCTCTAGGCAATCCTTTCAATATCATTTCTATTGGTAATAGCTCTGTAAAACCAATACCAACACCCATTGCTAGTGCTAAATTCTTTTGACCTTTTGTGTATTCACCGCCTGCTTCTTTGTAGGCTTTCATCATTTGATCTGATGTACCAGCACCTACACCGCCTGCTGTAGTAAATTTTAAGGCTTGCATACCTTTTGCATATCTATTTGCTTGCTGTGCTATTTTAAGACCTTGTTGACCTTTCATAGCAGCAGTTGCTGCTCTTGCTGAAAAACCTGCTTGAGCCATACCCGGTACTGCAAATATCAACATAGAGCCAATAGCTTCAGCTAACTTTCCACCTGTACCTTCTTCATAGCCTATATATTCTCTAGCTTCATTAAGAAGCCTTATCATTTCACCATCTTCGCTATCTACAAGCTCTTCAAAGCCTACAGCATCTGTTACTGCATCAGCTAAAGCTAATATACCTTGACCTGCTGTTAGTGCTGTTTGTGCACCACCTCTACTAATACCACGAATTGCAGTTACAAATGGATTGTCACTGTCTGGTGTTTTCTCCTCTTCTATTACTACATCTTGCCCTATATATTCATTATCTAAAGCATCAATATAGTTAGGATTTCTTTTTGCCCTTCTTCGTATTAAATCATTTACAGATAAACCAGAAATATCTTCTCTTGGTTGTGGCTCAACTGGTTCTTGTAATACAGGTTCAGGAGGTTTTATACCAAACTTAGCTGATCTTAAAGTTTGAATAAAAGGATTTACTCTGCCACTAGATGTCGTTCCTTTAGATAAATTTTGTGATAATAAGGCTTTTCTAAGTTCCTCTTCTGAAGTAGCCATTGTTATTCGCCATATATACTAGGAGACATCCACGGGTATTTATCTTGCATAAATGCTAAATTTGCTTCTCTATTTTGAGGCTCGTTTTCCTGTTTTTCTATATATGCTTCTATTAATGGATAGTAATTTTCATATATATCAAGACTTCCATGCTCTTCATTGTTTCTTAATTTATCTGAATAAGCCTCTTTTGCTTTTTCAAGTATTTGTTCTTCTGATAAAGAAGCGTTTTCTACAAGACCACTTAATTTTTTAACATTTGCATCTATTTCTCTTTGGAATCTTTGAATACCATCATTGATTACACTTTGTGCTCTAGCAGAGTATTTGACACCTGTATTTCCTAACTGAATAGCAGCTACACCTTCTATTTCTTTCTTAGGCATATTTATTTGAGCAAATTCATCTGACCTTAACTCTTCTACATTCTTAACAAACTGAGCATCTACTTTAAATGACATATCTTCGGTAAATTGCCTTCTTGCTTCTACTTCATTAATGTTATCACCCATTAATTCGGCTATTTTTTCTAGTTTGCGAGTTTCTTCTTTTTGTAATTCAAATCTAAAATCACGATTACTTTGTTCTAGCGTAGCTCTATTTGTTAATCTAGTGTTGATCTCTGATGATAATTTATCTCTTCTGCCTTGAGCTATATCAAATTTCTTAGCTGCTCTATTGTAATCAGCTATTGCAAGTTGCATTAAATCTTTTTGCTCTTTAGCTGTGCCTTTTGCCATAACAGCAGAAACATCACCAAATGCTTGTCCCATAGATTCCATAAATGAAGGCTTACCAGTAGCGGCAGCATTAAAGAATGCTGATGCGATACCTAACTTAACTTGTTGTTTATTTCTATCAACTATTTCTTTTCTACTTGGGAAATCTTTTTCACTTATATCATTCAAAGCTTTTTCTGCATCATCCATACTTTTTTGGTATTGTCCAAGAAGCTCCATATCTACTTTATCTTTTTCTTCTATTGATTTAGTTAAAGCAGACTTTCTAGTAACATCATTAGTATATCCAGACAAAGTAGTTCCTAAGTTTTCCCCTAGAGCACCAACAATCTTATTTCGCATTTCATCTTCTGTTAATTCACGATTATCTCTTGTTTGATCTCCAAAACGATCTTTATCAATAGTTACTTGACCACCATTATTTTGATCACCTTGATTTGGTATTACTTGACCACCATTATTTTGATCACCTTGATTTGGTAAAGTATCAGATTGACCTTTATTTAAAACAGCTTGTGTATTTTCGTTAAACTCTGAATCTTTATCTATTTTCTTATCAGTTTCAGCTAATCTAATTAGTTCAAGTAATTTAGAAGAATCACCTCCTGCTTCTTTTGTAAGATCAAAATATTGTGGATTATTTATAAAAAATCCTTGTTCTCTCAAACTTTGTAGTTCAGATACAGCTTCAGCTTCATCTTCCAATTTATCACTCAAACTTGAAACTTTTGTTTCTAATGCTTGTCTATTTTCTAAAGTTTCTTTTGCAGGATTATTTAAGATAGAATTTGTTATATTAAAATCAGTAAGCTCATTTCTCGCTAGTCTAAGTTGACGAGATGTATCACTATCGTACAAACCAAGTTTATTATCTTGAAATTGTGGACTTGTTATTTGATTATATCTTGTCATAGAAATGTTTGGATCTTCGCCCAAAGCTTTTACATATTCTTCATTAAAAAGACCACCGGGAGCAAATCTTCTTAATAAACCGCCCATACGAGCCATAGGAGGCTGTTGTGCTAACATTCTAGGATCTACATCATTTGGCATAGTTTGTTGCATAGGAGGCATATTAGGAGCTTCTACAGGCATATTACCCATCATCTCAGGACTTGGCATAGGCATTGCTGTAGGATCAACTTGTCTATTCATACCTAATGTTCTGTTTATTAAGTTATCTATAACAGTAGGTTGATTCATATTCATAACAGGTACTTCATTACGAATCCTTTCTCTATCTTTCATCTCGGTAGCAGCTAACACTGACTGTATGCCCTCTTCTTTAGTTAGCATAGCTAAATCCTGATCTCCTAGACGAGATACTTGTTCTGCCATTTTTATTAAGTTTTCAATAGCCATTAACCCATGCCTTGATACATATTAAATGCACCCAATCCCATGTTTAATGCTTGTGCATATGGATTAGGTCTAGGCTCAAATCTCATAACATCAGAAGATACAGGAGCATTCGCCAATCCTTGTAACAGTGAGTTGTAGAATGAAAGTGACTGTCTTGGTGCATCTCTTTGATTCACAAAGTCTTGATAAGCTTGATCTAAGAATGACTGCTCCATAGTCTGTTGATCTACACCAATACCTCTTAAAGCGTTTAAACGAGCTAAATCTAGCTGTTGTTCTCTCATATCTATTTGAGGTAACATACCAGCTGCTCTCATTTGTGCATCCAATCCTCCAAAAAATCCTTTCTGATTAGCCATATCAGCTTGTAAGCCTTGTGCACCAGCTGCTCTCATAGCTTGGTCAGAAAGTTGTTGTGATGCAAGGAACTGTTGACCTGCAGCTCTTTGTGCTTGATCAGATAATTGTTGTCCTGCTAAAAATTGTTGTCCAGCTGCTCTTTCTGAAAGATCTCCTAACTGTCTTGCTTTCATAGCTTGATCTATATCCCTAGCTGCTAATCCTGAAGCTTCTGTAAACCCTCTTTGTAACTGTTGTGCTTCTATATCACCTAATCTATCTTCTAAATCTCTTTCTGCTTGTATATCTTGTAGTGCAGCTCTACTACCACCAAAAGCACCTCTTTGTGCTTGTTGTAACCCTCTTCTTGCTTGTTGTTCTTCAAATCTATCAATTGCTCTTTTTTGCAATCTATCTAATACATTTTCTGTATATGGATTTTGATAATCTTGCATTCTATCTAAAATGCGTTCCTCTTGAAATTGGTTGCCTTGATAAGTAGGCATTACCTCTCTTCCTTGATAAGTAGGTGCTACTTCTCTGCCTTGATATGCAGAAGAAACTTGAGGTACATTTACACCTTGTGCTAAACCCATCATAGTATCTCTAGCCTGCCCTAGTCCGGGCATTTGTCTACCTGCTACTGACCTAATGCCTTGATAAGCACCTAGTTGATCAGGTGTAAACTCTGCTATTCTTTGACCTTGATATGGAGTATATCCTTCACCGAGAAGTGCTTCTGCACTCCTCATCATATTCATATAATAAGGTTTAGCGTATGGATCTAACCTATTTTGAGTAACAGTAGTTGATACTTGTTGTGCCCCTTGAGGTGCGCTACTACGACCACCCATTCTTTATCTCCTTAATTATTTACTACTTTTAAATCTGTCTTTTGAGCTTTTTTCTTTTTAAACTCTTTAGACATTATAACAAATTCTTCTTTCCAATCTTTCTTTTTAAAATTACTAATCCATCCTCTTCTTCCTATGATCTCAACACCATCACAATTTATTGATTCTGCATATTCTGTAATGTTTTCATAAATATCATCAAACCATTCTTTCATACGAGTTCCTGCACAATTTTGTGCAACTAAATAATTTTTACGAGGGTATCTAAATACCTCAGTAGTCAACATAGCAACTATTTTATAATCTTCTTCAGTATCCCAAACAATCCATAATTGTTGTTTATTAATTAATAAATCATGCAATACATCTATTGATTCAAATCTTTCATGACTTCTATCTATTAATTTAGTTAACAATGGCTCTACTTGTGACCATATAGGACCAACAAAATTATTTGGAACCATTGAAGATACTAGCATTATACTCTCCTTTCCATAAGCTCTAACATACTACTTTGTAAAGGTTTAGGCTGTATTGGACTACCATTCTTTTCTATTCTAGTATTAGCAACTAATGCATCTAACATATCAGCACCTTCATTAGTGCTACCATCCCCTAAAGAAGAAACTACATCAGCAGGGACTACATATTCATTTCTAGATACCAAAATTGGCTCTTTGCCATCAATAACTGCTGGTATTATATCATCCATGCCACCACCTTCTCCTTGAAGTAAACCTTCAAATGGCATGTTTAAACGACCTCCCTCTGCTCTTCTTCCTATTCTTCTTCTCATACCACCAAATCCTGAAGAAAATGGACTAGGATTAGGTGCTTGTCTAAGCTGTCCTAAAGAAGCTCTTTTAAAAAAATTAGCAAAGTTTTCTTGTGGTGTACCTCTTGTTAAAGGAACTCTTTCAAAAGGATTATCTATAGCATTTTGATCTTGAACAGGTTCAAATAAATTTCTAGTAGGTTTAGCTAAATCTGGATTAGCTGATATGTCTACTGGAGGCACATACATATCTCTTTGGAATTGATCAGGTGCTGTTTCATACATGTCTCTTTCAAATGGATCACCACGATCAAACATAGTGCCTTCAGGCATAGGTTGTGGTAATAAATGTGTAGGTGTAAATCCTGCGCCTTTAGATGGTCTACTAGGTCTAGGAGGAGGAGCAGGTTGCATCTGCCTTCTATTTTTACCGCCTCTTGAAGCTCCCATAGGACTTTGATTTAATCCACCATACATATATTGTGGCTGATAAAAAGGATTCATTTGAGGCATTGGTTGTGAAAATGAATATGAATTCATCGGTGCGTTTGTCATGCCTCTTATTCCAAAAGGTGTAGAGCCAAACTGACCACCCATGTAATAACCTTTAGGCTTTTTCTCATCATCTACTAAACCACCATCTGCCATAAAACCCATTTTATTTCTAACATCTGTTGGTAATTTTGCTAATCCTTTATTACCTTCAGGAATTTCTTTTAATGATCCTCCTCCTGCCATTGTTCTATAAGGAGGATACGGATTCATAGGAAAAGGAAACATTTCTGATTGTTCTGGTGTTAATAAATCAAATGCAAATGGATTTCGGAAATATACATGCTCAGGATCAATACCCGGACGATAACCTTCAGGAGCAGGTGTAAACCCTCTATCTCTTAATACTGCTCTTCGGTAAGGCTCTTCTTCTGTCATTTGATTTGCTTGAGTAAAATCATACTCTGGAAACGATTGTGCTTCTCCAACTACACCCGGAACTGCACCATAAGCTGCTGTTTCTGCTAAATTTTTTGGATCTATAAGTGCTTGACCTGCTTTACCTAAGCTTGCCATAACTCCTTCTTTTGCAGCTTCTTCGGCTACTTTTGGAACAACAGCTTGTTTTGCTAAATCTGGCATTAATGTACTAGCTATATCTCTACTAGCAGAACCTATTGTAGTAGGTGCTACTTGTCCTGATAATAAAGTTTGTCCTGCATCTGTTCCAGCTTTAGCTGCTTGTGCTGTAGCACCAAACATTTTTCCAGCTAGACCACCTACTAAGCCACTCATTAACCCTGCTTGTATACCTTTTTTAAGGCTTCCTGTTTCAACAGTAGTTCCTATACCTGAGCCTAATGCACCAAGAAGTAATGCATTACCACCTAATAATCCTGCGCTTCCTAAGCCAGAACCTAATAAACCTAATAATAATGGTAAAAATGCTTCAGGTTGACCTGTATCTGGATTTATAGTCAATTGCCCATTAGGAACTAGCGATGCTAATCCTTGCACCTCTACTGGATTCATATGAACAAGCATGGTATCACCAAAGCGACCTTTTTCTGCTAGTGCTTCAGCCATAGGTTGCATTGGTCTCATCATGCCACCATCGTTCATTTTTTTCATATCTTTGTTAGAATTTATAAATTCTCTAAAATCTTCCATAGGCATATTATGTCTCTCTATGTTTAAACATACTATGTTATTTCAAGTATTGAAATACATACATCAAAATAATTTGCTGTTTCTGCTGTCATTTTTAATATATCAGCTTCATCTAATATTATATTTTCTCCATTCAATAAGAAACCTTTTTTTGTAACAGCTGCTATATCTACAGCATCGAATGTTTTTGTTGCTGATGCAGAATTATCTGTTATTTGAATAGTTAAAGTAGCAGCATTTGATGCATTTGTATTATAAGCACTAATAGTTTTTATAATAGCAACAGTTGCTGTAGGTACTGTATATACAGAAGTTGAGTCTGTTGTACTTAAAGAAGTTATTACATTTTTATAAGTATTAGCCATTATAATAAAAACCATTGAAAAGCCTCTACAGGCTCATTTGTTTCTGCTTGTGTTTGTATAGTATTAAAATTTAATCTTAATTGATTCAATAAACGAACCATATATTCTCTATCGTATTCATCCGATAAAGGTATTTCTAAAGGTATTCTAAATCCTGAATTATCGCTCATCTTCTTCCATCAGGTCTGACATCAAGCCTGACATCTCCTAATCTCCATCCATTATTAGCATCTGTATTTTCTATTCTTAGTCTCATTTGTCTACCTCTAGCTCTAACATGAGTTATTTCTGTTGTATTCCCAACAGATGCTGTTGTTGCAGAAACTAAAGATCCAGAAGTAGATGATCGAGTTTTCAATGTATAAGTAACTTCTGGTGCTGTAGAAGTACCAATAAATTTAATATCTGGTACTAATCTTCTAATAAAAGAAAAATGATCTCCATCATCAATATCAAAATCTGCACTTTCTACATAGGCATTCATTGCACTTCCATCATCGTCATAACCTATTTCATGGTTATAAATGTAATTATTTGAGGTTGCTATTGGATTTCTGCTTGTTACACCAGAATCTAACCATGCTGTTCTTGATAATTGACCTATTGTCCAGTTATTTTCTAAATAATTAAATGTAACATAACGATCTATTTCATCAGATGATGCAGAACAATAAAACCAAGAAACCTCGTTAAATTGTGCATTTCTTGTTGCAAATATTTTATATGCTTGACCACTATTAAAATCTTCAAAAACATATGCTCTTACAGAACAAGGCATAGTTCTTACCCCGCCACTGTATATATAAAAGTTATCTTGATCCATAAAATAAACAATGTTGTTAGCGTTTACCATTGCATTCGGAGATATTATACTTACACCCTCACTGATTAAATCAACTGCAAATACATATGGATCTCCTACAAATCTCATAGTGTATAAGGATGTATCTGTCCAAATAATAATCTCTTGCCTTGTTTTTAAAGCTGTAATTATTTGTGATCCTGAAGATAACCTAACATCTCCAGCAGAATTAGTTGTTTCAGGTGTCCAATCAACAGGATTTGCTTGGTCTGACCATCTTATTTGCATAAAATCTATATCAGTAGAACCAAAAGGATTACATCCTATTGCTATTAAATGTTTATCTTTTTCTGAAACTATTACTTGTAAAGCTTTAGTTGGAGGATTAGAAGCACCTGTAACATCAGATAATGCTAATGCTCTTGTATTTAATCCATCTGATTTATCCCAATAATAAATAGCATCTAATCTGCCACAAGATACTAAATCTTCTCCATAGTTATCTAAAGACCAAAGCCTTAATTGAGAAGAAAATCCAGTAGTGCTACTACCCCAAGATCCTTCACCCCATGTACCAGAACCATAACCAACACCATCAACAAAAGTATCAAGACCTGTATTAATCTGATAACTCCCATCTACTCCAGAACCACCATTTCCAGAATCAGAAGAGTTTGCTGTAACAGCATTTCCATCAGTATCTTTTGCAACTATAGTATATGTGTTTGTATCAGGAACGCTTACTACTTCATATTCTTGATTTAAAACAGTAGCAGTTATATTACCTCCGAGACTAACTGCACCTGAAATAGTAACAAAATCACCTATGACAGCACCATGTGATGAATCTGTCGCTGTTATCGTAGATGAACCATTAGTTGCAGAAAAAGTAATACTATTAGTTGATGTTTTTCTAATAGGTGTAATATCGTAATACGAATCACCTTGTAAAATATATAGTTTTTTGTGAGTAGCTACTGCTATAAATTTATCGTTATCTAATGCTGACCATTGTAATAATTTTCTGGCAGTTCCAATATATGTTTCAGAAGTTCTTTTTACCCATCCACCTATCTTTTCAGGTCTACCTGCTCTAAATCTAACAAAGTTTGAATCATTCCATGCACCTTCATTAGTATAATCTGTGCCTTCTTTATTGATTCCGGGATTAAAAGTATAACGAACTAATGGCATATTATTTTACTTAGAAACTTTTTTCTTAGATTTCTTTTTCTTTGCTTTCTTTTTCTTAACTTTTGTATAAGCTTCATTCTTCTTTGTTTTTGGATCATCAGCAACGAATCTGCCTTTTTTATTTCTGGCTCTTACAGTTTCATATTCTGAATCATCTTTGAAAAATAAAGATTTTATTTTACTAAAAAAACTAAACATTAATAATCTCCCCATACTTTTGTTTTAGTTCCACCATAGTATTCTACAGCGTGTCCTTCTTTTATTAAAATTTCACAAATATCCTCGCCATCTTCTGTATATGGAATTGCGAGTATGCGACCATATTTTCCCTTCCCTAATGATTTAATCTTAAAAGATCCCTTACAAAGCTCTTTTAATCGCTCTTTTGCTGCTAATCCTAATTTTTTTTCAGCTAAATCTCTAGTTCTAGATTCAGGAGTGTCAATTCCGTGCAGTCTAACGCGCTGTTTGTGGAGTTTTACATCGAACCCTAGATCAAGTATGCAATCAAAAGTATCTCCATCTACAACGCGATCTAGCGTTGCTCTGTATACAAAAGCATCTGGAGATTTACTCATTTCTTTTCCTTAGTAAAAATACCTTTCAATTTTAACCTTTTTTTAAGAAAAATCATAATATTTACGATCTACTGGAATTAGAGTTTCTTTTTGTGACTCTAATAAAGGTACAGAAATAGATATTCTTTTTGACAGTGGTACAGCGTAATGACCTAAACCTTTTGGTATATAAAGCATATCGCCTACAGTAAGATCGAATGTTGATGTTTGATTGTTGTCATTTTTAAAATTATCACATACAGTCCATCTAACACTACCATAACAATGCACCAAAAAATTATCATCGTGATCTATGTGAGGGCGAAAAGAACGAGCTTTTGAGGATTTACTGCAATAGAAGTGTGCATCACACGCACCACCAAATTGTTTTTCTATAGCACCTGCAATATTAGATATTCCTGAAGTCAATAAAGATGCTTTAGTTAATATTATTGATCCATGATTTTTCCATATTTCATGCAAATATTTTTTTTCAAAATAATCTTTTTTTGACCAAGCAGGTACATTTCCTTTGTGTAAGTTATCTTTTTCCATACATAACTTTTTACCATTAGGTAATATTGCCTGTAATCCAGATACTGCTCTGTCGTTATTTATGTACTCTGAAAATTTAGTCCAACTTATTATGTTTGAATACATAAATTTTCTATATCTGTTACCTTTTATTATGCAAAACTTTTTTCCTTTATACTCATTAGTAAATTCTTCTGGAGTCATAGGATCTATTAATGTATTAAAATCCATTACTGTGAATCCATGTTTTTTTGTTCTTCATAAAGTTCTTCAAAGTTTATATTTTGTATCATTACAGGAGATAATCCAGTCTGCGTTGTAACTGTAGTTGCGTGGAGTCTTGCATATGGCAATATAATTTCTGGACAATCTATTGCCAAAACAAGCTCTAAATCTTCTGCTGTGTAGTTTTTTGGGGTAAACAAACCACTATAAATAAAATTAAAGTTATAAAGTGGATCGTTATCTATTCTATTGTATATATTAAAGTCTAAAGAAACGATATATGATGTTTCATCTTTGTGTATTACTTCCTGATATTGAGAATTACAATTAAATTCTGTTTCGACTGAATAATCTTCATATCCCGTAGAAGTTACAGGATCAGATATTACTATTTCACTACTTTGTAAAAATATTTTTCTAATCTTTAAAACTTTACTCATTTATAACCTCACTTTGGTTTATTTGATGCATACGTTGTCTTATGTTTTTTATTTTTGTTGTTGTCTTATTAGCCAAAAACTTTATCCTGTTTTGTTCTTTTCTAGGAACACCTTTCAAATACGGCAGTAATTTATCAAAACAGTACCCATATATTTCTAAAATATTAATATCTTTTTTATATATACATTTGTTGTAATTATAAACACTGGCTTGCTCGCCAAGCACACCATAGTAAAAAGCATCAACAGCAGCAGTAGAATCTTCTGCAAATAAAATATCGTTTTTGTGATGCATATATCTTGGTATAAACATTTTCTTTTTATCGTGCAATATGCCTTTATCTGATTCTGGTATTGTGTCCCATCTTTTAGGATTTATTATAAATATACTTAAATCTATTACTCCATCTGTAATATCTTTTGCGACATACCTGTAATGCTCATTTAATCTTTTATGATCGGTAAAAACACCCTCTCTGCTTACACATATATCATATTGATTTAGTTTTTTTATACTTGGTATATCATCTTTTTGTATATTCAAAACTAATCCACTTTCTACTACCAGTGTTATTTCTTTGCAATTAGATAATGCTGTACCAATCCTACTATCTGTAAGATCTTCTTTCTTTACAATTTCATAAGAAACATCAGGCATGTTCTGCTTGATAGAATTTATTGTTAGGTTTATTAAATTATTATTTTCTAGTATTAAGATTTTTAGGTGTAATAGGTTTGACATGTTGTATCTTTTTAAAGTATTTAAAAAAATTATTTATCTTTTGTTTTGGTAATTCAGATTTATGATATATTAATCCTGAATAATTAGCTGATAATAACCTTTTTAAATCATTAATTACTGGATATTTATTTTTATATAAAACTTTGTATATATGTGTATATGTTTTACATTTAATATTCGGTTTATCAAACAAATTTACTCTTTTGCCTTGAGCAATGCCTATTAAACCCATTTCAGAATTAGTACAACATCCTATTATATTGGCTTCGTTTAATATATCTTGACCAGATAAATTTTTGTGCAATATAGATTCTTTACCATATCTTGCTTTCAAAAAAGACATAATAAATGGAGATGTTAAAGGATGTGGTTTTAATTTTGCACCATCTTGTTTTATTGCTTTTTCTATTTTAATGTCATCTGTTATTTCATTTAATATATTACTACCCGGTAAAAAAATTACATAAGGATATTTTTCATCAAAAGTTCTTAATTTATATTTATCAGATCCATTGTTTGCAATATCAGCAAAAATAACTTCACCTTCTTCTGTTATATCTTCGTTTAAACACTCTTCTAATAATTGAATAGAATATAAAGAAGAAGCTGGTTTTAAATAGACAAACTTCGTCATTACATCTGTATAAACATAACCTCGTATTTTTTCTTCACCCTCAAAATCATACCAAATATCATATTCAAGGTTAGTTCCATGATTACCTTTTTTTGGTAAAAGATGATGTATTTTATTTAACTGTTTGTTTTTTTCTGATCTTCTTAAAGTGCCTGACTTAAAAAAATGTGCAATATCATTATTAAGCACGTCATTAAATGCTAGTGTTTCAAGTGGCATCGTTTTTTCTTCTTAATTGACCAAGAACGACATATCTATCTGTAGGATATATAGTGTTTGCGTAACTATGCAGGGAAAATTTATTCGGTAGAAAAAAATATCCATTATTAACTTTCCAATTGATACTTCTTGGAGGATTTTTATCTTGTTCTTTTAATTTATTTTGGAGATTGCTGTCGTATTCATGAAAATATGTAGGTTCTTGTTTTTCTGGATTTAAGTAAACTAAAAATGTCATTAGTTTAGATGGAATATCAGCATGTACTGGATAATTCAAACCTTGTGTTGTTCCTTGTAAATGAAATTTAGGTTCAACTTCGTTCCGTGTTACGTCACCTTCACGATACAAATCTATGCCTTTTTCTTGATATTCTTTTTCTGCTTCAAAGTATAAATCTAAAAGTTTGTCTCCCCATGATTTATTAATCATGGGTAAATGATTTGCATTGTAAGCTGTAGGGCGATATTTTTCTGGGACTGTAACTCTTTGGTTTTGTATCTTATTTATAATGTATTGAAGTTCAGTATCTGAAAAAACATTTTCTATTTTCCATATTAAACCATGTTTTTTCTTGTCCCAATCAACTAGGGATTTTTTCATGTTTTATTTATTTTCTTCTATAGAATCTAATCTTTTTTCTATTGCATTCAAACGATCTGAAATGAGATCCCAAAAACTAGCTAGTCTTTGATTGAGTTTTTGTATTTCATCTGGATCTGTATGTGGTTCAGTCATGGTTTAATCCTATTTTTGTTTTATTTTCTTTTCTAAAGCATCCATTCGTTCTTCCATTTCTTTAAAATGCTCTATAACAATTGAAAGAGTTTCCTCTGTTCGTCTGTTAATAAGTTTTATTTCTTTTTGTATATCTACTTTTTTAGACATACTTATATTATCCTGTCCAAGAACTACCATCCCAATACCTTGAGCTATGTGCGTTTGCACTTGCTACTTCTGTATCGAAAGTAGATCCTGTGTTTCCTGTTGCTGTAATTCTAACAAAAATAGTAGTAGCAGTCGATTTGGATGTAGATGCAGTTGTATTAAAAGTCGTAGTTGTAGAATTTGAAGTCGAAAAAGTTGTAGTTGTAGATTTTGAAGTAGAAAAAGTCGTAGTGGTACTTTTAGAAGTTGAAAAAGTTGTAGTCGTACTTCTACTGGTACTTTGTGAAAATGCTGTGCTTCTTGTAGTGTTTCTTGAAGTATTTCTAGATGTTGTTCTAGAAACATTACCTTGAGTGCTTTCATCTGCTGTAAAAAAAGTTGTTGTAAAACTTGTGCTAAAAACTGTGTTGACTGTGGTATTTCTTGTACCAGAGGTATTAAAAGTGGTCGTGGTTGATCTACTTGTATTAAAAGTAGTTGTCGTTGATCGAGTGGTGTTAAAAGTCGTTGTAGTTGATCGAGTAGTGTTAAAAGTCGTTGTCGTACTTTTTGAAGTTGATGCAGTTGTATTGAAAGTTGTAGTTGTGTTTCTAGTTGTTTGTCTAATTGCATTAAATACTGTAGTCAAAGATCCATCTGTTTCTTTAACAACAGCATAATTAACGAATTGTAAGTTGCCATTCGTTACTTTAATTAATATTGGATTTGGTGTTTCAATTGAGTCACCATCCCAAATCTTTATTGACATACTGAATCCTCGTTATACGACGTACCAAACAAACCCAGTTTTCTTACCAGTTCCATCTGTAGGTGCTGATGTAACAATATCAAAATCTCTAGCATCTAAATCTGTAAGAGCTACTTGTTTCATAGTTCCTGCATCATTTACCACAACTCTGTCTGCGTCCGCTAATGTTGTAGAAGTAGCACTTGTACCGCCATCCATTATGTTAAGTTCTGCTGCTGTACTTGTTACAAGTGTGCCACCTAGTTTTAAACCATTAGTGCCATCATGTGATGCTACGTCTACATCTGAAGTACCAT